CATCTTGAGAAATCTCTTAAACTTAAGAATCACTTTATTAGAGGTTTTCAAAATGCACTTACTTGTGCAGAGGAAGTATATTATGCAGGTATCTTTAATAATGAACCTGTCTTAATCCCTTGGAACCCAATACACTTTGAGTGTGATAAGAACCAGGACTCACTCTTTATTGAGGATTGTGATTGGGCAGTAGGTAGAATGTGGTTAGATAGAGGTCAAATACTAGATTGGTTTGGAGATCGTCTAACAGATAAAGATAAAGAAAACTTAAGAAGCGCAGAAATATTTAATGCAACAGCATCATATGGACAATCCCCAGAAGTCATCACAACAACATACCCACATTACAACTACACAGGTACCAAAATTCTCATGCAACTTACCACATGGAAAAGTGAGAAAAAGATTGGGACTGCTACATACCTTGACCAAAATGGTCAGGAACAAAAGAAAGTTGTTGATGAAGATTTCAAAATTCCTGCAGAACTTAAAGGAGAAATCAAAGTTGAATGGAACTGGATTCCAAGAACATGGATTGGGGTGCAAATTGGGCCAACAATCTTCTTTGCTTACGAGAGTCCCTATCAATTCAACACAGTGGATAACCCATACAAGTGTAAACTTCCATTTATTGGTAGAATCTTCAACAACATCAACAGTAAGCCGACCTCACTTGTTGATCTCATTAAGCCCTATCAGTACCTCTACAACATCATCTGGTACAGACTAGAGTTAGAATTTGCTAAGGCAAAGGGTAAGAAGTTTGTAATGGATATTGCTCAAATCCCAAAAAGTAAGGGATGGACAGTAGAGCAATGGATGTATTACTTTGATACTCTGGGTATTGCATTTGTAAACTCAGCTGAGGAAGGTAGAGAAGGAGATCCATCTTCTGTATCCAAATTTAACCAGTTTACTGGGATAGATATGACATTAAGTAACTCTATTCAAGGTTACTTCTCAATGTTATCTAAGATTGAGGAAGCAGTAGAAAATATTACTGGTATCTCTAGACAAAGAAAAGGACAAATTAATAGCTCTGAAACTGTAGGGGGTGTAGAAAGGTCTGTAGTGCAGAGTAATGCACTAACTGAGATATATTTCCATGAACATTCTATGGTTAAAGAGAAGGTCTTAGAACATCTTCTTGAGATAGCTAAGATTGCATATGCTACTAATGAACAAGGTAAACTTGTTTTTGATGAGTTTAGTAGAACAGTATTAGATACTAAATCTCTCATTAATACTGACTTTGGATTATATGTTTCTGATAGTATTAAAGATAATGCTATTCTAGAACAACTTAAGGGACTTGCTAAAGAAGGTATATCTTCTGGAACTTTACAGTTCTCTAACTTTGTTACTCTCCTTAAGAGCAACTCTATTGCTGAAGTTGAGAACTCCATTAGAAGATCTGAGGAACAAAAACAGAAAATGCAAGAACAACAATCTCAAATACAACAACAACAAATTGAGAGTAATGAGAGGATTGCTAGAGAAAGAATGGATAGAGAAGAAACTCAAAAACAACTTGATAGAGAATCAAGACTTAGGGAAGCTGAGATTAGAGCTCTTGGAAATATTGGTATGAGTAATCCTGATGTTAATCAGAATATGATTCCTGATGTTATGGAGCAAACTAAACTCTCACTTCAACAATCTAAACAACAGTTTGATCAAGCAGAAAAACAGCAAAAACTTGAGATGGAAAAAACTAAAATGCAAGTTGAGCAAGAAATGCAATCTAGAGAAAATGCTCAACAAAATAGAATGCATACAGATAGAATGAAGCTTGAGAATAGTAAACTTGCCCTTAAGAAAGAAGAAATAGCTATTAAGAAAAAAGCACTTAAGTATAAACCTAAAAGCAAATAGCGTATAAAATTAAAAACATATAATTATGGCAAAATTATTTAAAAATAAAGAAGAAGAATCTAAAGTAGAAACTCCAATTGTAGAAAGTGTAGAAACTCCTACTCCTGAAGTTACTCCTGTTGTAGAAACAAAAGAAATTCTTATTGCTCCTGTTGTAGAAGTTAAATCTGCTATTAATAAAGAAGAAATTGTATCTAAACTTGGAGAACTTGCTACTATCTTTAGAAACTTATATGGAGAACAATTGAATCCTGTATTTGCAGAAATTCACAAATCTCTCTCCAATGCTCAGTATAAGATTATGCAGAATCTTTAATAAATGAAGAAAGTAAAAAAATATTATCCTGGAGTTAATAACCTTACTGGCAATACTTACAGTACTACAGGAGGATGGAATTATGGTTTTGGAGGAAACTCTGAAATGGTAAATCCTGGAAATGCTGCACTTCAACAATATACAACTACTTCTTCTAGTACTATTCGCAATGGGGAATCAGCAGCTAGTGGAGATATAAGTCAATTAATAAATTCTAAAAACAAACTTTCTTTTAAAGATAAAGCAGGCGCTTTTATGGGTAACTATGGAAGTGCTATTGCTTCAGCTGCTGGATCAATAGCTCCATTACTTATGAAAAAACCTAATCCTAATGCTAAACCTTATAAGAAAGGAAGCAAAATGGTAAAATATAAAAATGGAGGTAAAGATTTAAATAACTTATCTTTTAAAGATACAGAAGAACTTGTAAAAGCAGATCTCTTAAGTAATAAAGATTATCTTATCTCTAAACTTCCAAAGTTTGCTCAAAAAGCTTTTGCTAAAAAAGCAATGTCTAGAATTGAGCAAGCTGATCAAGAATATAATGAAGCTTATAAAGATGTATATTCTTCCAAAGAAGCTGAAAAAACTCCTGTAGAAGAAAATAGAGTAATGAGGCAAGTTGTTAAAAAAAGACAAACTCCTCAAACTATTCAAACTCCAACTGTAGAAACTCCAAAAGAAGAAATTAGTTTACTTAATACTTCTGGTCCAAGAGAAAATCCTGAAAGTCCTTCTGCACAAAGAACTCTTCTTCAAATAAGAAGAATGGAAGGAGAAGCTGAAAGTGAAAAAGAAAGAATAAAAAAAATTCAAAGAAAACTTGGTGTTAAAGATGATGGTATTTGGGGACCAAAAACTCAAGCAGCTTGGACAGCATCAAAAAGAAAAAAAGTACCACAAGTTAAAAATACTACTATTGAAGAAGATGTAGATGCTCCTGAAATTCCACAAAAAAATACATTACCTTTACAAGAAAAAAAAGTTAAAACTCTTGTTAAGTATGATGGCAAACCTTCTCAATTTGCAGGGTTTGGAGGTGGAAGATTTGGTGGTGGTGGAGCTTCTGGCGATTTTAAAACAGGAACAAAAAATTTAAATACTAATATGAAAAAAAGAAAAAGTCTTATTAAATATGAAGGTGGAGTTGAAGATGCTACTTTATCTTCTGGATTAGCTGCTAATTATGCAGAAGCACAATCAATGAAAGCAAATGCTGAAGATAGAAAAAGAGCTTTTTTACAAAAAAATATTGAAAATCAGCCTCCTTCAGACATGAGAAGAGAAAGTACTACACTAACTCCTACTATGGCATATGGTCAAACTTCTACTCCTAAATTATCTAGTCCTAAATCATTAGGTAATAATAAAGTTAGAGCCTATCAACAAAAATTAAAAGATGCTGGTTACAATATTAAAGTAGATGGTATTTGGGGAAAAGAAACTCAAAGAATTCATAATGCTTATACTAAAGGTAAAACAATTGATACATCTAGAAGAGGTACTGTAAATACTGGTCAAGGTCCTACTATTCAAAATGCTCAAAACCTTAAAGAAGCTAGAGCTCTTGGTGCTAAAGGTACTGTACTTGATCAAGTTACTGTTACTGCTCCTGCAAAAAAAACATATAATCAATTTGATAGTCCTGTCTTAAGACAAGCTAATATGGAAGCTTTAGGAAGATGGAGAGCAGAAGATGCTAAAACTCAAGCCATTGCAGATGCTAAAAGAAAAGCTAGACAAGCTGAGATTGCTAGAAACTCACAATCTCTTCCTTCTGATACAGAAGCTAATAAATATTCTTTTAATGCTGGTAATAAAGGTCAAGGAACTGATGTTACTGCAATTCAAAATGAATCTCAATTAAGAAATAAACTTGTTGGTAAAGGAGAAAGAATTTCTGCCAATGGAAGAATACAAACATTTGCAGGAGGTACTCCTTCTTTAGAAGCAGGTAAAAAACCTAGTATGTATGAAAAAATAGATGCTAGACTTGGTGGTATTCTTCCTGGAGGTTTAAATAGAAAAGAATCAAAAGAACTTAGAGTAGCTAATAGAGCTGAAAGATTAAAAGAAAAAATTAATAGTCTTAAAGGTGAGTATAGTGCTATTACTGGTAAACAAGATTCTGATTTAATTAAGTATAGTGAGTATGGACCATATGAAGAAAAGTATAAAGCTCCAGAAACTCCAAAAACTAAAGTTGATGAGATGATTCAACAATCTACAACTCCTCCTGCTAAAACAGAAACTAAGACTGAAACACCAGCAAGTACTGTTGTTAAAAAATCATCTTCAAAAAATCAAAAAAGAAAAGGAGGAAGTGGATCAAGTGGAGGAAGTGAAAAAACTTCTGCACCTGCAGAATCTTCTTTATTTAAAAATGGTGTAGCTGTTAAAAACTTTAAAGATAAAAAAACAGGACGTTCTTATTATACTAATGGTAGAGTTTTTGATGAAAAAACTGGCAAAATGGGTAAATATACCAGTGATAATAAAACAGTAAAATTTAGTTGGGACAAACCTAAAGCTGCTCCTAAAAGAAAAGGTGATGATACCTATATGGATGAAGTAATTGATATTGGTTCAAGAACTATTGGCTCACTTGGAGGAGCTGCACTTGCAGGAGGTTCTACATTTGGAGTAGGTTCTGTAGCTGGAGGTATTGTCGGTGATAGAGCAGGTAAAGCTTTTGGTAACTGGTTAAATAAAAAACTTGGTTATAGAGAAGAAGATGATAAATCTCAAGAAGGATACTCTCTTGGTGAAGCTGCTTTTGGAGCTATAGGAGGTGCCGGAGGAAGACTTGTTAAACCTGTTGGTGGTGCTGTAATGAAATTTGCTGGCAAAGAAGCTGCTAAAATGGCTGCTTCACCACTAGGTAGAGCTGTTGGTGCTACAGGTAGAGCTGCAGGTAAATTAGTAGGTAGAGGTGGTAGTAAAGCTACTGCTCAAGCAGGTGGACAAGCTGCATCTCAAGGAGCTAGTCAGGCTGCATCTCAAGCTGCTAGTAAAGGTACTGCACAAGCTGCAAAAATTACTTTAAAACCTGGTAAATTTGCTACAACAAGAGGTAATGGAGGTAAGTTTACAGTTAATCCTGCAAAACAAGGTAAAGGTACTTATACTGGTCCTAAAGCTCCTGCTAAAGGAAGCCCAACACCTAGTAAAGTATACCCAAAAAATAGTTCTGCAAACACTGCAACTCCTGCTGCTCCTGCACAAGGTGCAGTACAAGGTCCTGCACAAGCTAATTTTAGACAAAGTGTTGGTAATGTAACTAGAACAGCTGGAAGAAAAGCTAGAGAAACTGGTAAAAAGGCTATTAACTTTGTTAAAAATAATAAGAAAAAGAGTGCAATAGCAGCTGGTACTGTTGGTGCAGGAATGTATGCTGCTTCTCAAATGAAAACTGGTGGTTAATAAAAATTCTAATAAAAAATATTAGAGAACATAATAAAACCTCGTATAACAATTTAAATTAGAACAACATGTTTGGTGATTTTGTAGAAAATGAAGAATTAGAAAATGAAAAACTTACTTCTGGAGAGACAGAAGTAGAGGAGGATCTTGAAGATGATTTTGAAGAGTATGAATACTCTGAAGATGATTTTGAAGATATTGAGGGGGAGATTGATGATGAAGATAAAACTCCTTACCAGATTCTCATGGAGGATTTGGTAGAAAGAGGAGTTTTGTATGCAGATGAGCAAAAGGAGTATGACATTGATGAAAATGGTGTTGAAGAACTCCTTGAGGATACTGTAAATGCTAGAATTGAAGCTACATTTGAAGAAAATGAAGACCTAGCATTACTTTATGATGTAGTACAAAGAGGAGGTTCAATCCAAGATGTGCTAGAAATTTATAAAGAAGTAGACTACAGTGAATTGGATATGACTGATGCAGGTACTCAAGAACAAGTAGTAATTGATTACTATACTGCTAAAGGTCTTTCTGAGGATAAGATTGCTCGTCTGATTAATAGTTCTAAAGATGATGGAACTTTCTATAATGAAGTTGATGAAGCATATAGAGCATTAGTGCAAGGTCAACAATATCAAGTTCAAGAATATCTTGAGTCTTTAGAAAATAGAAAAGCTGAAGAAGAGGAATATCTAATAGAGCAAATGGCAGTTCTTAAAAATACTATTGATAGTATTGAAGAAATTCAAGGGTTTTCTCTTGATAGAAGAACTAGAGAAGATTTCTTTCAATATATGACAAGGCCAAATGCTAATGGACTAACTCAACTTCAAATGGATGCTCAGGATTATGAGAAACAATTAGTGATGGCTTTTATGTACTATACTAACTTTAATAGTGATGATTTACAAAGAAGAGCTACTACTAATGTTTCTGATAGACTCTCTAAAGCTTTGAAGAGCCAGAAGGATAATAATATTCGTTCAGGTTCCTCTGGTAGTAAGAGAAATAGTAATATAGATGACTTTGATGACATCATTATTTAAAATTTAAAAATTGTAAAACCTTAAAAAAACAAATAAAATAAAATGGATGTTAATGTAAATTCCAGTAATCTCCCTAGGCTCATTGATGCCAGGGCGGTCTCAGGTGCACTGACTGATAGCAACAAGCTTGATCAGTTACTGCTTCGCAAACCTTTCCAATTTGGACAGGTAGTGTCTTACCTTCTTGGTAAGCAATATGGTCACTCTCTCCAGTGTCTTACTGAGGCTCTTGGTAGAATTGAAGAGAAAGAAATTGATAGCAATATCTATCAGTGGGATGTAGCCTATATGAATGATAGAACTATCAAAATTACTGCTGGTGCTACTGGTACTAACCTTGGTCTTAACTGTGCTCCTGTACAATTGACTTTGGAAGAAAAGTGGTTCTCTGGTATTGATAAAGTAAGAACAGATAGTGGTGCTCTTGTAAACATCATTGCTGATCCTATTCAGACTGGTAATGGTTGGTTATATACTTTCCAATTCTCTGATCCTGCTCAATATTTTGATTCTAATGATGTAACTGTAGGTGCTAAACTTAGCCGTGCTTACTCTCCAGTATCTGAAATGTCAGACAGAGGTGGTTGGGTAGATTTCTTCTCTCCTGCCAAGTTTGAAAACTACTTCACTACTCACAGAATTGAGCATGCTATCTCTGCTGAAGCTATGAAACAAAAGATTGCTATTGAGTTGACTAAATCTGATGGAAGCAAAACTTTCTCTTGGATTGAGAAGGCTAAGTGGGAAGCTATGGCTCAACTTCTTAAGCGTGAAGAGATTGCTCTTATGTATGGTACTATGTCTAAGGGTAATGTACTTGGACCTAATGGTAGACCAATCATTGAAGGTGCTGGTCTGAGACAACAAAT